TTTTTCATTTGCTTATTGATTTAATTTTAGCAAATGTACAAGCAATTTTCACATAAACAAAAAAAACCTTACTAATTTTAGTAAAGTTATTAACAAAGATTTGTTAGCTTAGAAAAATAGAGTGAAGATAATCCCTCCGATAAATGAGATGGGTATGCCTATTAGCGCTGTGCTGCGCCAAGATTCTTTACGTGCAGCTTCTTTGTGTAACTCTTCCTGAGATTTAACTAACTGCTGTGAAGTCTTTTCGTTGGTTAAGGCCCAAGCATCTATAGACTTCTGCTGATCCTTAATAACAATGGCTGAAATGCTATCCGATTTAGATAGCGTGATGAACTGAGTCTTAAGATAATCTCTTTCAGCCTTGAGCTTAAGCAGCGCCCTTACTTGCTCACTCGTTAAGCTGACCAGGGTATCTCTCACCGGCAAGCTCTGAGAGTAGATTGTGCATGGCTCTACGCAGCCCATGCTTATCAAGAGAATCAATAGCGCTAATGTTTGCTTCATAAATTGCTGTATTACGTTCTAACTGCTGATTTAATTCCTCAATCTGAAGCATACGCTGCACGTTTGTAGCCTCTAAAGAATCTATTACGTGAGTTGCTCTCTCTGCTCTGCGCTCATAGCCCTCTAAAGCTTTTTTGCTATCCTTTAAAGCAATGTACATTATTTGCATAATGGCGCAGATGGTTACTGCTACTACTATAACTGCTGCTCCTTTAATTTGATTCTTGGCTTGTTGTGTCATTAGATTTCTTTTTAGCAAAGATAGATTCTATCACTGTTAATCCTAACCCTCCACCTGCTAAAATAAGCAGCCCATCAAACATGTATTCAGGAGTCTTGTATTCAGTGAATGTGCCAATGTAGGAAAGATTAATGCATACTACTAAAGCTAAGATAGATGCCACTCGCTTAGAGCTCGCGTCTGATTCATTACTAAATATGCTCTTAAGCCATTTCATTTATTCTGCCTTAATTCGTCATTAAGCTTCTCTAAGCGCTCTATTAATCTCTGCTTTTCGGCACGATCAGTCTGCCAATATTTGAATATCATGAAGCCCATGCCAATGCAGATTACACCTAATGCACCATACTGTATTAATTCTTTTGCGTAGTCTTGCATTATCTACGCTTTTTGTTCATCTTATAGATAGTGAAGATAGATGCAGCTGCTGAGAGTAATAAACAAAATATCTTTAATGCAAATTCAACATCTAACATCCATGCTGGCACTGATAACAAGATGCTACTAATAGTGCCGGTTACTCCTTCGGCTATTTGTTGTTGGTGGTTACTCATATCTCTTTTAATAGAGTGTAAGTAAATGCCTTTTTATTCGATTTAATGCATGCCTGAATAAGCTCTTTGTATTGCTTAGGAATGTTCAACACTTGGCAGCCTGCGCTCCACTTATCAATATTGCGTGACTCAGTAGATTCGTTAGCGCGATGGATGTTAATTCCAAATAAGCCAGTATCTTCTTTACCCTGCTCCTCAGCCACTGAATCTTTATCAGCATCTCTAAACACAGTTACTTTTTTAGACTGCACTAAAGCGCTGTATTTACCCTGATGCAAGCCAATAACCCAAGTGTCTATGTATTGCCCACACTTTAAAACTGCAGTGCCTAACTTATTCATGGGATTATTCAGCCAAAAAGTACCTGGATTAGTAGTGCCAGTGTACCACTTGACTTCATTACCCTGCACCAAGCCTATTAGATCATCAAATTTATTAGGCTCGTTAGCTTTGCTGCGGATACCCACGATATGAATAGTAGGCCATTTATAGCCAAGCTCTGTAAATTGAGCCTTAAGCTCTTCTATTGTTGGTGCTTTCATGCTTTCTAAGTTCTTTATCTCGTTTGCTTAAATAGACTTTAAGCTTTCGCTCATAGTCTTTACGTGTTTTTTCTTCCTTTGTCATGTATATTAGTTAGTGAAATCTCTCACGTTGAATCGACTCCAAGCGCTATCGTAATTTCTACCCTCACTAAAAGCTACAGTGCTCTGCCTGTTTACTTTGCGCAATGGATGAATATCAGGGAAGTTATTAGAGCTGTATTCAGGATAGCTGCTGCTATTGTCGCACAAGTAATCTACTAAGCGCTGAGTGTACCACTGAGCATTCTCGCGTGCCTTCTCTACTAAGCTATCCATCTCACCTTTAGTGATGGCTGTAGTGTTTTCAGATTGGCGAGTAACTAAGTTACCATTGTCGTGCTTATACATTAAGAATGGATAAAGCTCCACCATGGTCCACCATGCAGTAGGCTTAACAATGTACTCATTAAGTAAAGTCTCATAGACTCCACTCAAAGTGCCATTCTCTATCTCTGTTTTAATCTTGTTCGTTAAATCAGTTCCAAGATAAAGAGTCATGTACTTATCCTGTGCCAAGTACATTGCAGGTCTAATTAAGTTAGTATCTACAGCCTCATTTAACTGAGTGTACTTCTTAAGAAATTCCTCATTGATAAATAATATTTCGGGTGCTATTGCCATGTTCTTTTAGTTTAATTTGTTCCTGGGTATCTGCCATTATTCGGTAAGTCATACGTGCGAGTGTTAGCTGTAGCGAAGTCTTTAGCTATATCTTTCAAAGGCATTCCTGCACGAATAGCTTTAGCTACTGAGATAGGATTAGATGAATCTAAGCCATTGTCTGCAATGAATCTTCCTTTCTCTCTCTTGCGAAAATAAACTCTACGCTCCCAGTAGTGTTTGCAATTGACCGAGCCCTTCCACAACCATACGCTATAGGTAGAGCCATTGTGGCCCATCTTAGGATTAAGGTCATTTGTATCTGCACTCATTGCAGTTAAATCTTCATAGCGGTATACAATTCCAGCCTTAGCTGCGCTTACCATTTGACGGCAAAACTTGCGGCTGTTTTTACTTAGATTCTTTGAGTAAGAATAACGAATCTTATACAATCCGCTATCCATTTCAGATGGCTTATCAGGATCTGCATAGCTTCTAACTGAAGCCAAGTTAACAGGCTCAGCTTCTATAAGCTCCCACTCTTCCTCATCTACTATCTCGCCTTTATCTTCCAAGAATTCACACCACCAATTCTCATCATCTTCGGTGAAGATTGGAGGCTTCTCTTGTGGATCTAAATTAGACTTTTTTTTTTCAGCGCTTAGTTGAGTTGTTGCAGTTTGTGCAACAGTTGTTGTAATGATTTCTTCGCCGAAAATATCATTAGACTCAATGTATAAATCAGCAACAATGCCCATACCTTTAAATATCTCTTCAAGGCTATCTGTTATAATTTGTTGGTAAGGCTCAATAATGTTTCTATTGAAGATGCGGTAAGCCTGCTTCATTTCATCTGCGTTGCTTCCTAATCCTCCTGCATCTCTAATACCAAAAAGTAAAGGTGAAGTTACGCGGTGAGCTGCTAAGATGTTCTCTCTTGATTGCACGCTTAATTCCTGCCATTGCTTATCAGCATCACTCATAGGCACAAGGTCTAAACGCGGTGCTCTATCAGCTGACTCATTGAAAGTGAATACTACCTTACCTGCTTTCTTCGCACCTACCATAGTCTCCCAATTTCTGCGGATAGCCATCTGCTCTTCGGGATCAGGAATACCATTATTCATGTGTAAGAAATAGCTTGGGGCCATTCCATTCGTTAAGAATGCTCTATAAAATTCACTGATATCTCTTGTGATTTCAATGTAGTTAATAGCACTGTAATAATCAGGCTTCGGATAGTAAGCGCTGCCAGGTGTCATCACTCCAACGAATAGCACTTGCGAAGGCTCATCTGCTTTTGTTGTTGGATTGTACATCGGGATAAACGTAGGAATGTTTTTCTTCTTGCGTGTATCTGACCAATCCTTTGAGTAGTAGATACCAGGTATAATATCCTCATCATTAGCCACAGCTAAGCGGCAGTTTTCGTAAGGTAAGTGGTTAATCTTAGCAATGGTGCTTCTATCTACGCTCCAAATTACCTCTAAGTAATAACCTCCCTGCATCTTTGCATCCAATGCTATTGGCCTGCGGATAGTATTTAATTTAAGTCTATCTATCTCACGTTGTGCAGCAGGATTATTACTCTTAATTTCTTTACCTGCTATCATAAATGAAATGCTCATAGTTAGAGCAGAGTGCACCGGAGAGGCATAGTATAAATCAATGAGATAATTGCTAAACAAGTTAGCCTCGCCAAGCGTTACCCATCCTTTAGGTGTTTCTTTCTCGGTAGCTTCCTGAGGCATTGCTGCTCCAAGATTCACTAACATTGGTACTGATGGCTGTGAGTGATTATCCATTGTAAGTAATATCGTTATCTATTGTTAAATTCGGCTCAGTATAGCGAGGAGTAGTTACATCTTCTACTATTAAATATCCTTTTTCTATTACTCCCTCTACTGCCGCGTTTGTAGGATCTAAATTAGTGCTGCTATTTTGCCCATAAACAATATAACTAAACCGAGCTGGGTAGTTAATTAGTAGGCTTGCAGCTGTTGGTGTATTAGCGTTAGTGCCAATACGAATGGTAGTGTACCTATCATTCTCAGCTATCTTGGTAGGGATAGCGTAAAGCTTCTGAAGTGTCTGCTCGTTTGTTAATTCAAGCAGATAATGAGTGTATGTATTAGACAGCAAAAGCTCCCCTTGCTTGAGTGTCAAGTAGAGGAGCTGTGCTGCTGTATTTTTAAGTAAATAAATCATGCTTTAAAGATAGCACAATTTAGTTTACAATGTACCTGCTACTACAGTAACAGTAGAGAAATCTTCAAATGGATTATCTCCAGCATCTTGGTCAAGTAAGTATGCCTTATCTTTTTCTTCGCCTGTGAAGGTAACGGTATACCCTACGAGGTCACCCTTGGCTGTGCCAGTTTGAGTAGTGAATGCAGTAACCTCAACACCATCTTTGTAACCACACATCCAAATGTTATCGTTATTGTCCTGAACGAATAATACGTTACGGCCTTTAGCGATGTTTTGAAGTTGTAGTGAACGTGCAGCGCTCATCCCATGGAATGAAGCTACGATAGTTTGAGTGTAGAACACTGTGCCATTTTCGATGCTGATAGCAGCTTCTTCGGTAAATGATCCTGTGTGCTTAGGTAATTCGAATTCGTAAACGCTTCCTGTTGCCAGAGCAGTAACTAAGTTACTTGTTGCGTCAATAGTAGCACTGTTAGCGAATGTAGCGTAATCTCCTAAGTATAAGGCTTTTATGCCTCCAATCGCCTCTTTACATTGAATTTGGAGTCCCGCGGTAGTTAGACAGCTCATCGGTGTGTAATTTTTTTTTATTATTATGAAATATTCTTTGCAAAGAATGGGCAGCTCTTAGCTTACCCACTCTTTTAACAAAGGAGTATTAATTAGGGATTCATGAATCCTAAGATAGCCTCAGCAGGAACTGCTACTTGTGTACCAGCGCGGAACTTCATAACCATTCTCACGTTATCTGATCCATCAGTTACAGACATATCTACAACCTTAACTTCGTTGAAGTCAGATACTAAGTCAGTTCCGAAGAATAGGTTATCAGCCTTAGCGAACAATGCTACGTTGTCCGGGATACCTGGGCAAACATAGATTTCGTAACCATCAAACATCAATGGGTAGTTAGAAGCAGCGTTGAACTGTTGTAAATATCCCAAAGCTGATAAAGCTTGGCGGTAGAACTGAGCAGTCTTACGGTTAATGTAAAGCTTTACAGAAGCATCTCCAACCAATGTAGCTGGCAATGCGTTAGCCAAAGTAGTCAATGAAGATACGATGTTAGCAGCAGTGAATGCGTTAGCGAAGTCAACATCAGGAGTACCACTCTTAGCAGTATCCAACACTTTCAAAATTCCGTTGAAAGCAGTAAAAGATGAAGATTCGAAGTTACCTTGCCATAGAGTGTACTCAATGTTCTCAGCTACTTTACCACTCAAGTGAGCGATAACGAAATCTGCGAAGTTAGCAGGAAGTGTATCGTTCGCAAATCCGCGGCCTGTTTGAGCAGCTTCCCAATCTTTTGCGAATTGGTTTTTACAAACTTCCAAA